AGAACACCAGCCAAAGCCCGTGCAAGGATGTTGGCCGCCCCAATGGCAGGCGCGAACTGAGGTGCGATAGATGCGATTGCGCGGCCAAGCGCCGTTGAATTCGCCTCTGCGGTTGATACCTGATGTCCAACCTCGGCAGCCGAAGTGGCGGCGTCAAACATGGACAGAACAAGGTCACGTGTCTGCGCATCGAGGTTCTCTACTCCCCCGCGTGCGTCGATGATATAATTGCCCATTATACCGAGCGCCTCGGCCTGCTGACCGAAGGTGTCCATCTGTGAAATGTTCGCCATTGCTTGCTGGAAGTCTGCGGCCTGCTTTTCACTCAATTGCAGTTCGTTCGCCAACGCCGCTGCGCCGGATGTAAGTGCATCAATCGCATTGGATGCGTCCTGAACTGCAAGTGCGTTCTGCGCCTCCATCAATCCCTGCACAGCAACAGCGCTGGCACCATACTGAGATTGCAATTCTGTTAGGGACGGTATTACGGCATAGGCTTGGGCAGACACCTTCCCCAGAGACGCTGCGAATGTTTCGGTGTCTACGCCAGCGTCCTCAACAGTCAGGGCAAAGTTAGCCGCAGCATGATCGGCCATGCTTAGTTTGGCTTCAGCCTCAATCAGGGCGTTCGCCAGCATCTGAACGCGGGCGGCGGCGTCTTGTTCTTTCGCAGATTCGCCGATGCCCAGCCAAAGGATATCATGTTGCAGCTTGGCGGCTGCCAGTTCCTGCTGTGCAGCGTCGAGTGCGGCCTGCGTTGTGTCCCGAACCCGCTGCGCCTGCGCCTGCATCGCGTCCAAGTTCGATTTGGTCATGTTGTCGTAATAGGTGCTCGTGGCGATGTTCAGGCGGCTTTGAACGTCGAAAAGGTCCTCCATTGCAGAGGCGTATTTCTCAGCCCCATCCCGACCGTCAGAAAAGGCGCGATGCAGCCCTGTCAGGATGGCCACGGTGCCGGTAAAAAGGGCAACGCCGGGGATCAGGTTCATGGCGATGGACATGCCGCGCGCGGCCACGGCCCCCGCGATAAACAGGCCCTCAGACGTGGCCAGCCATGCGGTCATGGTTACCAGACCGCCGATCATCGCAGGTATGCGGGTGGTAGCCAAAACGCCAAACGCTATTGCTATCGCGTCGGCATTATCAGCCAGCGCGGTTGCCACAAACACGGCGGCCTCCATTGCAGGGACAAGAACGTTTAGCAAGGTCGCGCCAAGAGACGTTGTAAGCGTCCAGAATTCGCCCATCACAACATTCAACCGTTGCTGCATATCTTTTGACATCTTGTCGAACGCTTCGGATGTTGCGCCGGTCTTGTTCGCCATATCGTCAAGTATCTGGTTCATGCTTTCGCCAGCAGAACCCGAGAACGCCAGAGCCGCGCCGACAGCCTCGACCGAACCGAACAAAGTTTGCATCTGTTCTGCGCTGCCACCAGTCTTGGCGACAACATCAGCCATGAAGCCTGCGAAGCCCTGCGCCTCTACAGCTGCCGCGCTGAAATCAAGGCCAAGCTGCGCTGCCAGATCGGATGCCTGCTTTGTTGGTCCAAGCGCCGCCGCCAGTGACGCACGCAATCCCGTTACGGCCTCTGCCGTAGACAACCCGCCTTTGGTCAACGCTGCCGTAGCGGCTGCTGTTTCGTCGAACGTCAGGCCCATCTTTTCTGCCAGGGGCAGCACCTTTCCAAGTGCGCCGGACAGTTCCCCGACAGTCGTGACACCAGCCTTCACAGCAACAAAAATAGAGTCGCTCGCCTCAGTCGCAGTCAGGCCGGATTTGGAATATACGTTCATGGCTGTGGACAGAATACCAACTGCCGTGGTCACGTCTGTCACGCCGCCAATCGCCAATCGGTTTGCCGCGTCCAGAGTAGCACCGGCAGCCTCAACAGATTGAGCGCCTGCGCTGATCGCCTGATAAAATGCTGTCGCTTGCGCAGTGCCTGTGCCGCCATAAGTCGCCGCGAGACGTTTGCTTTCCGCGTCAAGGTACGATGTCTGTTGCGCAGTCCCTTCGATCAATGTCCCGACTTCAGACAGCGCCGCGCCATATTCTCGTGCTTGCGTGATGGCAGCACCGGCGGCCTGCACCGAAACGAGTGCCGCAGCCATTCCGGCAACCGCCTTGGCCGCGCCCATAGCCACTGCGCGCGTGCGATCAGACGCCTTGGCGAACCCATCAATCTTGGGTGCGGATGTTGTAGCCTGACGCCCGGCACGATCAAAACCGCGACCCATGCCGTCGATGGACTTTTCGGTGTCGGCCCCTGCTTTTTTAGTGTCAGCCAACGCTTTCTGCGTCTTTTCGTGGCCCTCTGGCCTGAATTTAAGAACGAGTTCTGCGAACGACATATGGGGAAATCCTTGAACAAAAACAGCCGTTAGCCTAGTGTAGCAACGGTCATATTTTGGAGAATTGAAATGATTAGAACCTACTTCGCCATCGCTGCCGCGATTGCTGTTTCAGCCTGCGCATCCACGCCAGCCACCCCAGCAAAGGTAGACGGCGCGCTTGCCGCAAAAGCGACCAGTGATATCCGCAACAAGCTGCGCGACCCATCAAGCGGTGAATTTCGGAATTTCCGTGCCTACGATATCGCAAACGGTGAAAAGTCAGTGTGCGCCAACGTAAACGCTGCCAACGGGATGGGCGGGCTTACCGGATTTCAGGATGTAGTGATTATATATCGCGGCGATCAGCACACCGTATTCTTTGACGATTTGGCGGCTTACGAGTGCGCGAACCTAGCGCGCGGCACATCTGCACGAATTTAGACACCCCGCGAGCGGGATGCCCTAGTCCCGTTCAACCGGCGCGATGGTGAGTGGGTTTTCGCCCGACTGCCGCTCTGCATGGTAGCCTTTGCACATATCAGAAAGGATGGCAGTGTCGTCGCTGTCCAACCCCTTTGCCGTGGCGTAGGGCAACAGGATATCCCAATCAGTAGGGCCTTCGCCCATGCCGTTGCCGCGCGTCGGGCCAATGTCAAAAAACAGCCCGACGAGATATTCTTGATCCGCGTCTAGTTCGGGAAGGTCAAAGTCCGTTTCCCCGGCTTCTGCCCATTCTTCCATGCGGGTTTTCTTTTGGTCCTTTACCGTGGCGTTAAGGTATCCGACCTGACGCGCATAAAGGGTTAGGCTGTTCCGCCATCCTTTTGCCAGTTGGTCTTGTTGTCCAAAAAAGCGTCAATGCCTTCGTGCAGCCACTCCGCCTTTGCCAGCAGATCAAGGGCTGCGTCTGGTGTGTATTCCAGCAATTCGACCTTGCCATCAGGCTTGCCGCTGGGGATGTGCGTCACATTGCGCCATCCGGTCAGCATCTCGGCGTAAAACTTAGCATTGCATGCTGTCATCTTGGCGGCACGGTCTGCGAGTTCATCCTCGGAATAATCCTGAATTGTCCGCTCTTTCTTGCCTTTGGGCTGGAACGCCGCAATCCGTTTTGCGTGTCGAATAGTCGCTCGCTTTCCGTGCGGGCTTTGCATCCCAAGAAAGTCCATCTCGATGGGCTGGCCATCGTGGTACAGCGGTTCCCCGTCATATTCGACGTGATAGGTTGCTGCCTGTTGAGCATCACGGGCGGGGTTTATACGTGCAAAATCCATTTTGATATCCTTTCGGTTCTGGTTCAAATGTGAGGGGCAGCGGCGAACCATTCCGCCACCCCTCGGTTACCCGCCGAAGCGGATTAAGTCGGCTCTACGTCTTTGACGGACAGGGCGTTCTGTTTGAAGTTGTAAACCGCGCCCTCGAACGAACTGTCAGTGGCTTGGTTCTCTTGGTAGCTATGAACATAGCCCTGAGCGTATTCCACTTGGTCAGTTGCAACCAAAGCACCTGCCGCCCCTGTCCCTGTGCCGATTTTGATAGCGCAGGCACCGCTGGCACCGTCGCACAGAGTCTTGAACGCAGCTTGGCCCGTTGCCAGTGCGCTGCCGTCGATACGGAACGAGCCTTGGCTGTCAACGCCGGATGCAGAGCCTTTGGTGCCTTTGGTAAAGCCCGTTTTAAGGTCTGGAACGTCGATGTTTGCGTTGGTCACGCCGAATTGTGGAAGTGTTTGGGGAAACTCCAATTCAACCCACGTCAGGGCCTCAAAGCCTGCCTTGTCGTTGGTTGCTGGAAGTGCTGTTGAGTAGTAGATCGTCTTTCCGATGGAATTCCGAGTAGCCATGATATTTGCCCTTTCATTTGGCAAAGCGGACAGGCCCGCCAAAGCGGGGTGTTGCTGTCCAAAGTTGAAGTGAAGTGCCTACCGTTCGCCCCGTGGGGCAGCCCGCAGGCGGGGCAATTTACTCGGCGTCAACCCAGCCGATGGCCCGCCATGCAGCGGCGTCTTTTTGCAGCGGCTTTG